AACACAGCTGTCCGTTTAACAGCCGATTCCTTTGCGGGGGTCTTGGAGGTTCGAGTCCTTCCCTTACAGTTAAAAATCTATTTATGATTTAATAAATAGATTTATGATAAAAAAATTAATCTCATCTGAAGATAACTTACTACATAAAAAAATTAAAAAGTGTAGTTATGATTTAGATCGTTTTGAAATATCAAAAATATTGCAAAAGAATATGATACATCATGATGGTGTTGGCTTATCTGCAAATCAGATTGGTATTGATGAAAGGGTCTTTATAATGATAAGGGATTTTGAATATAATGAAGTGATGACTTGCTTTAATCCTAGAATTATAAAACAATCTAAGAATAAAGTAATAATAGAAGAAGGATGTTTATCTTATCCAGATTTACTTTTGGATGTGAAAAGATCAGAATCTATAATTGTTAAATATGAAGATGAAAATAAAAATACACACAAAGTAAAATTAGATGGTTTTGCTGCAAGAGTATTTTTACATGAGTATGATCATATGGAAGGTATAACTTTTACAGAGAGGACGTAATGTACCATATTATTAAAAAAAGTACCGTAACAGATGACACACTATATTATATTAGTGAGAATAGATGGACATGGGATATATCAAAGAGAAAAGATTTTGATACATCGCAAGATGCACAAGATGCATTAGATCATGCAGTCGGCAAGACTAGAGCAAAATTTGGATATACGATTATATCAGACTAAATAAAGATAAAAGTAGTATTACCATGGAACCTACACCAAAAGAACATACAGATGCACTTGCTGCTAGGGACAAATTAGTTGACCATTTAATGAAAGAAGGGTATGCTGAAGATAAGGAATCAGCAGAACACATCATTTCTGGTATGAGCGAAATGTGGTTCAATATGATTATTGACTAATGTTAGAATTTGATAAATTTATAGAAGAAGCAGCTGCTAAAAGATGCCCTGCTGGAAAGTACTGGTGTTACACTGATAAAAAGTGTAAGGCAATTCCACGTGGGTATCATATGGGTGGAAGAGGATGGATTGAACCTGATGATGGTGAGGATGGTAATGGTAAAAAGAATGGCTCTAATGGTAATGGGCATAGTAATGGTGGTAATGGGAATGGAAATGGTGGTAACGGCCACGGTGGAAATGGTGGAGGAAACGGTGGTGGAGGAGAATAATGCCAAATCCCTTAAGTAATCAAATAGAGAATAGAAATTTTTTATCTCCTATAGGATTTAAATTTAATATAAGTAAAACACCTAAAGTAAATTTCTTTTGCAATTCTGCAAGAATACCTGAAATAATTTTAGGAACCACTATCCAAGCATCCTACCTTAAGGATATTGATATACCTGGTGATAAATTACAATATGGTGATTTTTCATTGAGATTTTTAGTTGATGAAGAACTTGAAAATTATATGGCTATTCACAATTGGTTGACTGGTATAGGATTTCCAAGAACACCAGAAGAATATAAAGATTTAACAACTAATGTTAAAGGTCAAAGAGATGGTGAAGAAGCATTTAGTGACGCATCTTTATCCATTTTAAATAGCAATTACAATACTAGTGCTGTTATAAGATTTGAAGAGATGTTTCCAACTTCATTAACATCATTGGAATTTGAAGCAGGTGATACAGATATTAACTACTTTACAGCAGAGGCTACTTTCAAGTATACTGTGTATAGGATGTTTAAATCAGACGGACGAACTCCCTTATAATTAACTAAACTTTTATTATGGATCTTGATAAAATTCAAAACATGTGGGCCGAAGATGCTAAAATCGACCCAGATAATTTGCATGATGAATCATTAAAAATTCCACAATTACATTCAAAGTACTACACTCTTTATAATACAATTACTTTAATGCGTGAGAAGGCAAGAGAGCAATATAGTAAAATCAGATTAGAAAGATATAATTACTATACTGGGAAAGCAGAACCAGAGGTTTATGCAGAAGATCCATTTCCCTATAAGGTTAGGGAAAAGGACGCTATACAGAGGCATATGGATGCAGATGATAGATTAAATAAGATTGATATGAAGATAAAATATTATGATGCTACTCTAAAATTTTTAGAAGAAATAATTAGGAATATATCAGGTCGTACCTATCAAATTAAGAATGCGATTGAATGGCATCGTTTTCAACAAGGTTATAACTAAATAATTAAACAAATATTTAATTGGATGGAAACTGACGATTCTAACAAAAAAATAGATTGGTCAATGGAAATGAAGATGGGTATCGAAGAAACCCGTATGTTGTATGATGCTGTTTCCCATTATGTTGATATATGGCCTGGAAAGGATGAGAATAAACCGATAGAAGAAAAAGTATATCTTTTATCATTACAGAATAGATTATTTGCTGTGATTTTAGATCACAATCTTAGACAACAATATCCAGATTTTAAGGATTAAAATAAGCTGCTATATAATATAGCAACTTGTTAGATCATGGAAAATTATGATGAACCTCAATTGACTGATGAGGAAGTAGAGGAGTTAAGAAATAAATACAGGTCACCTATTATAGATCCCTCATCTGAATTTCGAGCAATTGAACTTAATGAAAAGTTAGCGGTAGCAGAATTTCAGCATCCTGATTGTGATCATATTTGTGAACCTTTATATGAATATATTAAAGATCTTCCAAAGATTGGATATGAGCCTAGTGTAAATGCTTCTATGTCTGATAGACGTATTCATGAGAAAGAAAACCCATCAGTATTAGAATTTCTTGGATGGTTGCAACATGTAATTGGAAAGAATCCGCAAATATTTGGTAAGGAAGGAGCATTAAGATTGGAAGAAGTATGGGGCACTACTTTTAAGAAAGGAGATAATATTACTCCACATAATCATATGCCATTTGCATGGACATGGATTTTCTATGTAAATGCACCTGCAAAGTCTTCTCCAATAATATTCTCAGAATCTAAACATACCATACCAGTTGCAAAAGGTAAGTTATTAATTTTTGAAGGTAGATTGATGCATGAAGTACCTGAATGTACTACTGATGGTAGATGTATTTTATCTGGAAATATTGCAGATTTAACTCCAATATCTCTTGAAAATGCCCAAGAATTACAAAGACTTTGGGAAGGTCAACAAAAGTATGAAGAGGAGCAGAAAAATGCAAAAAGAATCTGATTTACAAGTTAGAGAAATTTTCTCTATACCATTACTTAAAATGAAAGTATGGGAAGATACTGATGAACTACTTGAATGTAAAGATTACATTCCAAGTAAGGCTCAATGTGATAGGCAGTGGTATATAGATAATCCCGAAGAAGCAAAAATAATGTGTGCTCCTGATAGGTACCGAATTTTGGAAAAATTTCCAAGAACTAAAAGAATCTTACAGGGCTACATTAGATCTGCTTTGGATCGAATGGGTTATGCTAATAGGTTTGATATATCAACATCATGGTTAACTCTTAATAACAAAGGTGAGGCTGTTCAAGTACATAATCATAAAAATTGTTACTGGAGTGCAGTTTATTATTATGGACATTATGGTGGTAAAGGTAGTGGTGGAGAATTTTGTCTTACAAATCCTTTACCTGATATGTCATCCTATAGACCTAATCTGAAAAATGTTAATAAATTTACTACACCATTAACAATGGTACCACCACAAAGAAAGGATTTAATAATATTTCCTAGTTTCATACAACATAGTGTAACCCCACATAATAGTGATATCCCTAGAAAATCTTTAGCATTTAATATTGCTCCTATTGATAACTATGGTGATGCAGATTCTCAATATGATACATCATGGTTTTGATTCATGTCTCACTTAGTCATATCAAAAAAGAATGAGGTATATCTTCATGTAAAAGCAGAGCCGCATGTTTATTATGAGCTTGCGGATCAATTTACTTTTGAAGTACCTGGTGCAAAATTTTCACCAGCGTATAAAAAAAGATTTTGGGATGGAAAGATTCGTTTATTTAATATTCAGAAACAAGAAATATATGTTGGATTATTAGATAAAATAATTCAATTTTGTACAGACCATGGCTATACTTACGACTTCATAGAGAGCAAGTACTATGGTCTTCCTTTTGAAGTCAATGAAATGATTTCAAGGGAAGGTATTAAAGATTATATAAAAAAGATCTGCAAATATAAACCTAGAGATTATCAAGTTGAGGGAGTATACGACGCTCTAAGACATAATAGAAAGTTGTTGATATCCCCAACTGCTTCGGGAAAGTCTCTGATGATATATTCGATTGTCCGATACTTTGTTGAGAAAGGGAAAAGTACTCTGATAGTTGTTCCGACGACTTCCCTAGTAGAGCAAATGTATAAAGACTTTGCAGACTATGGCTGGGACGTTGGTTCATTTTGCCACAAGATATACGCAGGTAAAGAAAGAGAGACGGACTCTCAAGTCATTATTACTACTTGGCA